TATGATCTACAAACTCCATCAAAGCATCAATAATACTTTCGTTCTTATCAACACCACCCGTTATACAAATAACTCTCAGATTTTGTTCATCAAAGAAATAATACTCACCAACACCACGAAGTTTAATCTTATATTGTGGATATTCTCTGGAGAGTTCTTCTGTGCAATATACAAGAACCGTATCCTCTTTAACATCGCCAATAGACGCAGTGGTTTTGAACTCATGTCCAAAACGCGCCAAACCCAATCTTAAAGGAATATCAGATACTTTCTTCATCTTATTATTTATGAAACAAGTTGCTCCCACGAAACGGGGAATAAGGGTCGAATTATGTCTCCTATAGCGTCAGCATACCTCTGAACCTCCCACTGCGCGTGAGCGTCTATACGCTGCTTGTAGACACGGGCAAAGGACGATAGAGATCCTGTCCACCACCACTCGGTATAGGTTGCCTGGGGGAGTATACCTCTTGCTTGCTCTGGTGCTACACCTGAAGCCAATAATCCATTATATACTTGTAAACAATTCTCCGCTGCTTCTCGAAATCCTGTGGTCATCAAAAGAGATGGTTCTGTAACAAAACCACTACTACCTTGTTTGGCTCCATCGGTTGGTGCATTTCTCCAAATTGGATTATAAAAAACAGGTTCTTCCACGACATATCGGCGAGAAACCTCATTCTCGACCAAACCAACCTTATGCTTGAAAAGTTGAGTCCGAATGAAAATAGGCGCTTTGATACGCAGTGTGATTTGTGGATGCGCGAATGGTGTCCAGTGATTGTGCTTTGCCAAGTAGCGAATCAACTTCGCATCTTTTTCGGAAAGAATAGGTCCGTTTGACGACATATCTTCCCAATCACTTTCCTTGTTGAAGGAAACTCTTGCGGCATTTGCTACAGTAAGATCACTACCCATGTGATCAACATACTGAACATACCCATGATCTAATACTTCAATTATCTTGTCCATCTAGTTCACCTTCATAAAACAGAGTTACACCTTTCACATCAGTAAAGGTCTTTGCATAGTCAACAGCATTTTTCCAAAGAGCAGGATCCATTTCCTTTACATATTGTGAAAAATATCTAGTAATCTGAAGATATGCTTCCAATACTTTAGCCGCTTCAAGTTCGTTGAGTTCTTCGCTCATATCGTCTTCTTCCATTTTGACAATCTCAATTCCGCGGCAAGGCCGCTGTATATATTTCTGTTTATTGTTTGTAAAACTTCCATACGAGTAGATCCAGAACGCACCATATCATTTACATCTTTTTCTGATATATTGTCTGGCCAAATACACACTTTACAGTTATTCTTGATAAGTTTTTCGTATTGTCTTATTACCTGTTTACTTCTTGGTTCGTTGTCTAGAACAAATACTGCATTTGTCACTACTGGATTTAATTCGTGGTTCATACCCAAGATTGCAATTGCATTCGGAAGAAACATCGCATCAATAGGTCCTTCAGTAACATATACAGTAGAGTTTAAATCAACACGATTCATTCCATAGGAAAGATACTGTTGTTCTTCGTCAAACTTTATAGTGATGTATTTTACCTCACTTGGGTAGATTGCTCTACCCTGAAATCCCAAAAGATTTCCATTTTCATCCCGAAGTGGAATGATTAGTCTTGGCTCTTCACCAACTTGCTTGTCGGGAAGAAATTGATGAACAAACTCTGCAAAGTTTTCAGCATAGAACAAATCCGAGTGAAACGCAACAGGAATAGATCTTGAAAGAACATATTCTTTGCATTCGTGATCTTGGGACAACTCTTCCACCGAAGGTAGATTAATTCTCTTTCCTTCAAAGGAAGGTTGCTCAAATTTAAACTTAGGTTTTGTATAATTTGAATGTCCATTTTCGCCACTCTTCCATCTCTCTAAAGAATACTCTCTACACAAAGCAGGAGAGACTTGTTCTAAAAACTTATATAGAGTTGTGCTGATGCCGCAATTGTGACACCGATAGAAGAGATTATTACCTTTCTGATAGAAATATCCTCTCGCTCTGTTCTTGTTCTTCTGTGAATCACCACAGATAGGACAACGACAGTTTGCCAGATTATCCTTCTTCCACGCGAACTTGTCGAGTGAAGAAGAGATCATACTCAGATATTTCTTATCAGTGATTATTGACATAACGGTGTGCGTCGGGGAATGCTCGGTTGGCCCATTCTTCCCACTCAGGAAGATCCTCGTCTCTCACAAAAGGGAGAGCAGCAAGGCGATCATCGAACCCACGATTATCGCTCTCATCAATCTTCTGAACCATTCTGTATTCCTTATATTCTTCATCATATGTTCCAATCATTTACATTACCTTTCTTCTTGAATTTTGCAATTATCTTTTCACCGTGGCCAGATGATCCGACATCATCTTCTTCGCCAGTTCCAATCAAATCATCTTGTTCAGATGCATCTACATTATACAGTTTCATCTTCGCTCTGTTAATACCAACTACGAACTTTCTGTTCTTTGTCAGTTCGTTATATCGGTTCTTGAGTTGCTTGACCATAATTTGATTCTTTTGATCAAGTTCCTCGGTTCCGATCAGAGCAAACATAAGATCGGCAGTAGCAGGAAGTCCGAACGATTCGGATGTGTTCTCAAGACCAATATCTGTGTTGTTGTGTCCCGAACGGTTCACCTGCGTTGCTGTGAACACAGGCACATTTCGTTCGATGGCAAGACCACGAAGTTCTTCTGCAATCGCTTTCACCACGCTATAAGAACTCATCGTTGCAGATGCCTTTACTCTGGCAGAAGAACAGATATTCAGATAGTCGATGAAGATGATGTCAGGAGTAAACTTCTTCTTGAGAAGCAACTCGTCAAGCAGATGTCGGAAGTGATTTACATGGGCAGTTGCCGTTGGGTATTCCTTGATAATCAACTTACCAGTAATACCCTTGGTTGCGTTGTAGATCTTCTTACCGTACATTTGCTTTGTCAGATGTTTCATATCATCAAGAGTGATGTCCATAATGTTGGCATCAATACGCTCGGCGATACGCTCTTCCGACATTTCGCAAGTGATATACAGAACATTCTTGTTCTGCATCAGACAATTTGCAGCATGGTGGCAAAGAAACAAAGACTTACCAACACCAGTACCAGCAATCACAACATTAAGTGTCTTTTGCGGAACACCTCCGTTGGTGATCGAATTAAAGAACTCTATGTCGAATGGAATTTTCTGTTCTACTTTGTGGTAGAACTCATACCTCTTTTCCGCATCCTTGATGAAATCGTGTCCGATGTTCGTGTCAAACGATACGGATAGTGCTTCAGACAATATGGATGGGAGAGAGGTAGGAGTACGACTTTTTGTCTTTCCTTCGATGATCTGAATGGATTCCAAAATAGCGTTGTAAAGAGCGCGGTCTTTACAAAACTTTTCAGTCTCGTCCACCAGCCAGTCTTCGTCCTCGTTACTCTGCGAAAGGTCCTCAACGAGTTCAGACGACTTTTCGTAGTCTGTCTGGGTGAGGTCCTTATCGTTCTGCAAGGAGATGACGAGAGCATCTTTGTTCGGCATCTTGTTGTATGAATTGATGAAATCATATATCTTCCTGAAGACCTTTCTTTCACTGGTTTCGGAGAAGTATTCTTCCTTGATGAAAGGCAAGACTCTCCGAGAATACCCTTCGTTGAATATGAGGTTCTGAAGGATCACCTTCTGAATATTTGTACTCATTATTCCTCATCTGTCAAATTTTCCAACTGTTTAGTGAACTCCTCATCGGAGACGATAATATTATTATTTGTGATCGAATACTTCTCACGAACAAACTGCGAGAATGATGGATCGGTGAGAATAGGCAGCCAGAAGTCCTTTGTATCTGTGTCCTTTTCTCTGTACTTCTTTTCTTCTCCCTTTCTACAATACCAACCGTTAGATGGCTTTACGACATGACCAGACTCAAGAGCAATATCAAGAAGACCACTCCAGCGACTAATACCTCCCTCGAAGGAAACGCTGATAGGAATCTTAGACTTTTCTTTAACATAACGAGATTTCTCCACATTAATAATAAAGTTATAACCCTTCAGTTCGGAACCTTCCTTGTCTTGCTGGCGACCAAGAATGAAAATCGTATCTGCTGAGTAATACGAACCTGTACCACCACCAACGATGTCCTTGGGGAACATTCCAATTTCTTTGTAGGTGTGATTCACCACCACCATAGGAATATCCTTCAGAGTAAGATGTGGCGTGATCATACGGAAGAGAGATTTGATCTGCTTGGCGCGAGACATATCTGCAACCGCTTTTCCTTCAAGTGCATCCTCAACTTCTTTCTTTGAAGCCAAATTACCTATTGAGTCGATGACAATAATCAATCGTTCTCCTCGGTCAAGACTCTGAAGTTGTTGCATAATATCAAACTTAAGTTCCTCAACATCCTTGATTGGTGTATGAAGAACTCTATCCATATCAATACCGAATGTCTCAAAGTAACCCTGTGGTGTTCCGAACTCTGAGTCATAGAATAGCATAGCAGCATCCTTGTACTTGTCAAGATACGACTTCGCCATCAGAAGAGAAAAAGCAGTTTTAAAGTGCTTACTGGGGCCAGCCCACATAGTAAGACCAGGAACAAATCCTCCATCAAGACGACCAGAAAGTGCGACATTAATCACAGGAACTGTGGTCTGTATCATATCTTTCTTTGTAAAGAACTTTGATGACGATAGAACTTCCGATTCCTTAATTGTAGAATTCTTCTTCAACTTGTCCAAAATACCCATCAAGAAAGTCCTTTCAAAATATCTTTGGTTTGTTTCAACGCTTTTCCAATAATGTCTGCATCAGACAAATATTTTTCATATGTGTCTATATCAATATCTTTTCTCTTGGTCATTTCTTTAATACTATTTTTTAGATTATTGTGTTGTCGTTCCAAGAGTTCAAAAACAATATTATAATAATTTAATTCATCTTTTTTATCCAAACAGGGACTCCAGTGTATTTGTTTTTTCGTGCTTCCAACCAATAGCAGTTGTTACACTAACGAGTGGTTCGAGGAATGACTTCTCGAACTGTTGATTATAATCTATAAATCTCTCCAAATCAAGTTCTTTCGGTATAGAACCCAAGAAAGAGATTACATGGTCACCAACAGGATTTGGAACCTTTAGATAAATGAACTTGATCTTTTCCCCATCCTTAATGTAGGAATACTTCTTATGTAGTTTCTTCTGCTTGATGGCATGATTGAAAAGCAAAGATCCCTTAACATGAATGGGGGTAGACTTACGATAGATGGTTGTGGGATTGGAATACTCCTCCAATCCTCGGCAACTACGAGGAAATGCGATCTTTTCCGCTGGCATCTTATTGAATTCACTTCTGAATTTATCAATAAATGAAATCAACTTATCCTCGTCCTCATTCATAATAATGTTGATAGACTTTTTGAGTGCTTCTCTCACAATTTGAGGAGTAGAAGATCTTGCCGTCTCCATACCCATGATCTTCAATTCAGGCTTATCAAGTAGAACATCATCTTCCCCCATGAATACATTCAACATATAACGCTTCTTCGCTTTCCAAATACCTTTGTTGGCGATAGACTCTCGTTTCATATTCATCTTTTGTTGATATGCATTCATCAACTCAGCAAGTTCTTCATATTTCTTCTCAATAAATGGCGTGAAGTTGGTTCGACACGCTTTGTCGAGAAACTTGACTATCTTGTGGTTGTCCTGTTCATTAGGAAATATCTTCTCCACCAAACGATCTAGACAAATGTAAACAGAGTCCGTATCACTTGCGATGATATAATCTTCTTCTGTAGTCCCACAAGTCTTGTTAAGATAATCGTTGAGATGCTTTTCTATCCAACGAATAGAGAATTGACCAGAGATGGTGATTGCTTCGGCAAGATCCAAATCATAATAGCGGAAGTATTGATTACCTACAGCACCGAATGCAGAATTCAATTGGATCTTACGGACCAACTGAAAGTTATGATACTTGGAAATATCATTATTAAGTTCTTCTTTTTGTTCTTCGGTGAGATCTTTGCTTTCCTTCAAAGTTCGCTTGCATTCCAACATCAACTTCTTGTAATGCTTGCGCTCTTCGTACATACTCTCCATCAAAGATGCAAGAAACCCCTGCTTGTTCTTTCGAAAAGCCACACCGTTTGCTGCTACACTCACACCTTCATTCTTAGCACCCGAGAGATAGTCAGCAGGATTTATAAAGGTTTTGGGTTCTTTTCCTTCGATCATTCGCAACAGACCGTCGGGTGAAATATTCCCACGAGAATAGACGGGGTTGTTGTGCTTGGTTTCGGGAGAAATGTTGTATTGCATTATCAAATGTGGATAAAGCGAATCCAAGTCAAAGGAAACAATCCACTTGTGCATACCAACTATAGGATCCTTTACATAACCACCAGCAAACTGTTCTCCCTTTTCCTCAACACTCTTCTGAGGTATGACGATGTTTCGATCAGAAAGATAGTGATAAATGATCGCATCCCAAGTGCGAACTTGAGAGAATACATCGTTGAAGTTCACCTTGGCATTATAAGCAAGAGCAATACCAAGTTCAAGAAGACGAAGTTTCTTCTCCAACTTAACAACTAGTTCAACATCAATATAATTGTATTCTACAAACTTTGCAAAGTCTTTCTTATAGAACTCTTGCAAGTTTGCATAATCTTCATAAGAAATCTTGTTCTCGCCAAGTTCTACGGAAGCAATATGATCCAAACGATAAGACTCGCGTGTAACAAATGTGAACTTGCGATAAAGATCGAAGTAGTCCATAGTAGCAATACCGACAATATCGTATACGGTATGCTCCTTCTGCATAGCAGACACTATGCGTGTCTTGATCATATCCCAAGGAGAAATCTTCTTAGACATTCCTTCACCAAGGATCTTCTCTATTCTGGCAAGAAGATAAGGAATATCATAGAACTGAATATTCCAACCCGTGACAATATCACAATCTTGATCTCTCCACAAAGCAAGAAATGCTTCTAGAAGTTCGTCTTCTCGTTCATAGTCTATGACCATGTGATCGTCTGTCATCTTCTTTGCGTTTCCGAGACACAGGGTGTATGTCTTGTCTACACCACCCTGAACGAAACGCATAGTGATTACATTAACTCTCTGGTCACATTTCTCAATCGTGGGGAACCCATCCTCACACTCTACTTCGATGTCCAAGTAACATACCTTAAGAGCGGATGGATCATATTTAATTTCGCCAGGAAACTGATCGTTAATGAAGGTATATGTGAAATCGGTATTACCATAGATTTCAACACCACTAACACCTTCATATTGCTTAACAAATTCACGACATTCGCGAATAGAACCAAAATCTATACGATCAACATACTTTCCTTCTAGGGTAGTCCACTTTGTTTTGTTCTCTGACGGCCAGAAAAGATAAGGATTATATGGTTCTGTTATAGTTGAACGAACAAAGGATCCATCTGCCGACTTCTTGTATCCTCGGCATAGGATCCTTTCTCCGCGCACGAATGCGTGAGTATAGAATATCATTTTGTCTTCTTGCAGCAACCGTTGTTTAGATATGGAGACTCGTTCAATAGTCTCGGTTCAATACGAATAACAGGTTCCGTTGTTTCTTCTTTTTTGGTTTCGTTGTTATTTTTATCTGCAATATAAGCAGAAAGCAATACCATATAATTAATGACATCAATACAAGTATCCTTAAACGACTCATCGGCCACATGCATCTTGCCAGCACGAATGAATGAACTCAAACGGCTCATCTTGTCCGTAAGACGAACCATAAAACCCTGCTCAGTCTTGCAAATTCCCATACTTTCAACGCGAGTAAAGTTGGCAAAAGGTTCAATACCCTCATTACCAGCATAGTCTCTATTTTTAAGACTCATCAAATCTCTGGCTTGCTTGCAGAGA